CCTCGAAAAAGTGCTTTACCTTGAAGTGCCCACGAGTTCAACGCACCAGACTGCTGTCCCCGATATATCAGACCGACGGCGAGAATTGCAGATACACCCACAGCACCGGCAACGACCTTCTTTTGTTTAGAGGTCAGCTTACCGTTATTGACTGCTTCTGCGTCCCGCAAAGCTCGGTTTTTCGCTTTGTCGAGCTCATTTATGGCCTGAATATTGACGTTTCGGGTGACGTGTCGGTCATAACGCTTGACCAGATTTCGAGTTTGTGGGAGCGCTTGAAGCTTCTCGTTTTTTAGCTTCAACTCCGAAATTTTGGTATCCGCGACACCTGCACTTTTTAGAAACTCTTCTGCGCTACGCTTCTTCTTCGCGGACAAAACAGGCATAGCCGACTTTACTTCACCGTTGGTTTCCTCCTTCTTGACAACACCCCACTTCATACCCTTCTTACCGTAGTGAATAAGGGCGTCGCCAGGAGACGCAAATGTTTGATTGTCTCCCTCGAGCATTCAAGCGCCTCCTCTCTAGTACTTGTTTTTCTCCTGCTTTCTCTCGATTCGACGGGAGTACGCCGATGTAGCTGCAATAGCTGCTAGGGCTACTGGTGGGGTTAGAATGATTAATGCAGCGGCTTTCTCACCACGAGTCAAACGCTCGGCCAAAACACGATCGGGATTTTTGAGCTGCGCTGTCTTCATCTTTTGCACTTCCTTGTTCTTCACTGCACGTTCACCAGCGTCAGCTATCTTTGCGGCCTTAGAATCTGCCTTACTGATGGCTGCTTTTGTCGCGTACTTACGACCGCGCGCTGCTTTGATCTGAGCGGTGGATCCTGGTGCTCTACTCTTACCCCATTTCATTCCGAGCACACCGTAGTGTTGAAGAACGGCGCCTGGGGTATCAAACTCTTGCTCGATCATTCAAATGCCTCCCTATTCGCTTTCCAGGCAATATAAGCATCCATGAGGGCTGCCACGTTGTCGATCTTCTCTTCTTGTCGCTTCTTGAGCAGCTTTCGGTTGCCGTTTGTGTCTTCCAGGGTGATCGCATTACCCATGGCAAACGACATTAGGGACTGATCGAATATCAGCGCACTATCCTCACTGAACTTCTTCAACTCACCCAATGGGACTGATTCTGTACGCGCACCTTGAATAACCTTCACGATACCAAAGGCGCTGTTCTCTGCCTCCCAGCGCGTGACAAACTCTTTCGCGTTGTATGGGTCGTACCCGAACGCCTGCACCACATAGTCGTGTGCAATGATGAAGTTGTCAAGATCGTCAAAGACGCCGCCGTCACCATCAATATCGAGAACGTTACCCGGCATGACACACAGGCTGCCCTCAGCAAGAAACTCCTCATACTTTTGCCGCATAGCTGGTGATAGCAGTTTGAGCGTGCGCTCAGTGATGTAGCTTCGCGTCTTGACGCCGAACTGCTCATGGCGTAGAGGGAATAAAAAGGTAAACGCACAGAAGTCGTCGCCCTGGGAGAGATCGCCACCAAGCGCACACGCCATCCCATTGAAAGATCGTGCCGGCTGCGGCAACGTCTCTTCGTAGGTGAAGTAGTAGGTGTAGCCTTCCATCGGGATCCCAAACCGCTTAGCGAGAATGTCGTTACGCGCAGCTGGCGCCTTCTCGGCTCGCTCGACATCTAGGTGATAGGTCTCGTATGAAACCGTATGCCCAATGTTGGGGTTAGCTTTCACCCACATAGCTGGATCACTGACTTCTTCTACGTTGTCTAGCTTGTACCACCAGATCGAGATGTGGGGCGCCATGTACTCACCCTTGAGGATGTCAGAAAGCTCCATTTTGATTGTATCGCCCGAACCGTTGCGGACGGTGCCCTCGGACGAGATGGCCACAATCAAGTAGTCATCCAGCTTGGATGAGCCCTGCTCCACTGCGCCGATGACATCTTCTCGAAGGTCGCCTGACAGCCACTCGTCAATTGTGGCAATCTTGGCACGCAGCCCCTGCAGTTTGTTGATGGCCATCGGTCGAACTTCACATAGCGAGCCGGTAAGAAAGTTCTCGATACCCTTCTTAGTGGACACGAGCTTCTGTCGAAGAGACCGGTTGCCCGTTGTGTTCTGGATCGACCCTTCGGTAAGAAACTTGAACAACGGTCCTCGCGCGCGTGTGATCGCAGTTCGCATCGGCGACATGACTTCATCCGCCTGTTTCATCGTCGGCGCAGTTGCGATCTGATGTGTTGTTGATGTGTCAACATTCAAGAAGAAGCTATGAATGCATGAGGCGTACATTGACTTTGCCCCGCCTCGGGCAACAATCAAGTACTGCTTTGTCGTCAGTCGCTTCTTGATTGTCCGCTGTTCATAGTGCCCACCGTGATCATCCTTTGTGGGGACGTAGATACTGCGCTCAACGAAGTAGTACCAACCGAAGATCTGCTCTGCCCAGAGTTTGAACGAGAAGAGAAGATGTAGATCGGCACCATCGGTAAGCGTCATCTCGTTCTCACAGTATGCAATGAAACCTTCGATGGCCTGACCGTCATAGAAGATGTTGGGGTTGGCGATGAGCGCGTCGACGCGGTTCATCTCTAGGGCAATCTCCCGATTGACTGGAATCTTCCCCTGTATAACGGCCGCTCGGAACTGACCGTAGTAGATGGGCACCGCAGTGTTCGACAGACTCATCACCAACCCCCCTTCCTTGGTCTACTTTGCCTTCGCCATCCTGATTGCCGTCGTAACGATCTTCTGCCCTTCTTTCGCCACCATGGTTGATTCCTGCGGGTTGGCCATTATGTAATCCACAGCCTTTTTCCCAAAAGAAACTTTCGTTGGACTCAGGTTCTGAACTCGCTGCTCGAGAGACATGCGAGAAGCCAGTTCCTGCAGTTCCTTGTTGGACATCGAGTTGATCCCACTCTTGCTACGCTTCTGCGCATGTGCTTTAGCGGTGATTGCGTCCTGATGCGCAGGCTGATTCTGCCCCTTCTTGGTCTGGATCTGAGCTTTACCCTTGACGTTGGATGTGGTGACCACAACCTCTTTGGGGGCACGCGCAGCTGCGTTCCTAGCCGCCAAGCTGCTCCGAGCATCGCCCATTCGCTTGCCCCACTTCATGCCCTTGACGCCGTAGTGAAGAAGCTCGTCGGCCTCCTCGCGACTCATGCTACTCATGCCCACCTCCGCCATGTCTTCATGCACTTTGTGCTTCAACCGGAACTCGGGACCTTCAGAGTCGCCAAACCAGACGCCAATCCGATCAAAGGACACTGAATGAATACGACGAGCATACCGAGTCCCATGTTCCTCTTCCGGAGTCTTGGCGGGCGTCTCTGGGTAGCCCAATGTCAAATGCGGCTGCCACTCGGGGAACTGCTCCACCGAATTATACGCCTGTTTGATATGGGTGTTTGTCAGTAGCTGATCTCTAAAGGCCGAGACCGCTTTGAAGTCCCAGCCCTTCTCGAAGAATATGACATCGGCGTCATCCTCCCCAAGCGTGCCCCGATGATCCGCATCCATGTAGAACGGTGAGATCATAGTGGCGGCATGCTCAACAAACTCGACGATCTCTTGGCTGTTCTGGTTGGCGTCGGCATCCCCGAGGAATAAGAGGGTGATGTGAGGCACCTTCTCACTCGAGACCTGCCAGACAAAGTCGTCCTGCTCTGGGATGGCGACAATGACAAGCTTACTCATTGACGATCACCACCGGGGGCGTTGGGTCGACCCATTGTGTTGCCTCTCGTAGTGCATTGAGCCGCCACACCAACTCTCTGAGCTGCCCCTCAAACGATGCAAGGACGTATCCAGCAGTCGGCGGGTCAAATAAGAGCCGAACTCGGAGATAGACGTAGGACTTGACCGAACTCAACTCATCGATCGTCGTGCTGAACTCCGACCACTCTGACGTATCGTCGTCGATGAAATAACCACCCGCAGGTCCGAGGCCCAACTGACTAAGGGTGGAGAACGCCGCGTTGATGTGCATGACAATCTCACCGTCAAATACATCATAGTTCGGCTCAAGCCCCAGGTTCTTCTTGACACTCTTTAGGATGCTGGTTTCCACTCTCTCACCCCCTTTTCAGGATCGTTGTTGGTTAGAGGACGCCCTGCTCACGAC